CAGACTTCAGTGCTGTTAAGTAAATTTTTTTAGGTAGCATAGTGATAAAAAAGCGGCGGGGTCTTGCGACCCACGCCGCCTCTCGAAAGGAATTCTTGTCTAGTTAAAAGTTGTGCGGACTGCATAGTTCCACATCAAGAAGCCCATGTTAAATCTCATGTCAGCACCGAAACCAATGTGCTTATCTTTTCGGGAATTTACACCGAAAGAATCCATGATGACTGGCTGTCGATCTTGGAACAGGAAGGGCTTGAGTGCTCCACCCGTGTAGTAAAGATCGAATTTAGTCGTCGCCGTGTACCGCAAACTTGGAAAGATTGAAGGCACAGCCAATGGGTTGTTAGTTGCAGCAACAACGTCGCCAGCGGTAGCCGACTTCGAAGTCAAAACTAACCCATTCACAAATGCGTCAGAAGCCGCTTTGTGCAAAGTCGGGTGGCAAACGATGAGCAAGTTATTCATCTCGCTCATGTCAGCACCTGGATCGAACATAGGCTCGCCAGCGTCATCCTTAAAGCTCATCATGGCTTCAAGTGCAGCGTGGAATGCAGCACTAAATTCTTCAGCCGTGACAGCAGTGTGATCTCCAGCATTGTAAGTCAAATCGTTGCTTTGACTTCCAGAATCGCCCCAGCTGTGGTCGGTATCGAAGAAATACTGGCCATCGAAGCAGGTTTCTGATTCTGCACTGTTGATCAGATCAAACAAGATCTTATCAGGGTACTTAGCAGCGCGCCTTGCGATTTCTGGTACTGCAAGGTTGAGCATGCCATAACGATCGTCGTCTACGTCCGTTCGAGCAACGCCATACGACAATTCGTAGTGCTTGTTCTTCAAAGTGTAATCAGCACTTCGAATTTCATTAAATACACGCTCACCGACCCACTCTCTCATCTGAGGGATGTCGCCAAGCCAGGCATATTTTTCATCGGCACTTGAGCTTGGAGCTCGGGTAGCGACGAGGGGGAAAAACGCGCTCTGTTGTTTCTGTGCTTCTTTAGCGAAAACTCGCGAAATGGCACGTTCAACAGCAGAATATTTTGCAATGTTGAGACTCATAGAAAATTCTCCTTTTCAGCGAGTGGTTACGGAAGTTGGCAATCGAGCAAAACCCAGACATGAGTCGTAGACTCAAATTCGGAGATAGTGCCGATGTAAGTTCTGGTAGAAGAGGTTAACGACGTAGTGTAGTTGTCTGATGCATAGATTTTTTTAGCGACATCAGCTTGCGTAGCACTGCCGAGTGGCAAAAGCACTACAGTGCCTTCTCCCCAAACGTCTCCAGACAATCCACCAGCTGAACCAGCAGAGTTGTCAATTTGTGCATCGACAACACCCAGGAATGGATTGCTTCCTCCGTTGTCGTCCCCGGTAGCATGTCCGTTGCTATCTCGAAAGCAAAGAGTGCCGCCGTACAAGTTCTCATTCTTGGCAACAACTCCACGAAGTTGTCCACCAGATTTTCTTTTAATGATTTGGTTTTCGGTTACGGCCATTACTGAGCACCTCCTAATTTAAGTGATTCGATTGTGGCAGCATTTTGCTCCCAGTTACCAAAAAAGGGGTTCTCGTCTTCATGACCTTCAAACTGGAGTTGGTCTTCCAAGTCCTGCTTGTTTAAGCCAATGGTATCCCAGACTTTTTTGAATTCTGGGTCAGACAGCAATTCGTCAACTTCCGAATGAACCACTTCTTCCTTTACATCGGCAGGTGCGAGCTCTTCAGCTTTGTGCTGCAACAGGTGTTGCGTAGCAGCGTCCAGGCTCAACTCACCTTTTTGAATTTTTCCAGCGATTTCACTGGCCTTGTCTGCGGGGAAACTAATCGAAGTCGCACGCAGCACAAAATCTACTGCTGCGGTGCTGTTAGCGACTAAAGCTTCCTGCGTTGCTTGCTCTTGTTTTTCTTGCTCGGCTTTTTCTTTGTCAGCCAGGGCAGAAAGAAAAGAGTCCAACTTTTCGGAGATGATGTTCTCGACATCGCCCCGAGAAATTTGGTCATCTTGCATAACTTTTTCCCTAAAACGACGGTCGAGAGTTTCTTTCTGTTCCAAACGTGACTCGACCTTCTCACGATTTGTCTCAGCATCAACTTCATCAGTTGATTTGTCTTGTAAAAAATCCCCGTGAACAGCATTGCCGGTGTCTACAAAATCACACGCACGCAACGCGACGGGTTTCCAGATTTGTTTTTTATTTCGCTTAACCACTTCTCGCTGCAGAACCAAGCTGGTTTGAATGGCACCTGGATCGGATTCAGCAAGGGTCATCAAGTATTCGCCGTACGCAGTTCCGCCTTTGCCTGGCGGGGGCATCATCGCTGTTGGATCGATATGCAAATCTGCCTTAAGTTTCTCCCCTTCGATCCTTGGATTCTTAAACCGGCCAATGAAGCTTCCTGCGGCGTCTGAAACGATTGAAGGGTGTGTCCATCGACTCCTGAGTCCGTTTTCGGTATCACGACCTTCTTGCGTTTGCATTAGCTCAAGGAGCTCGTCGAGGCTTTCCGAATCAAATTCACCTCTGCCATCTTTAAATGGCCCGACTTCGGCCAAAACGACTCCGAATATAACCCGGTTCTCGCGATCGACTTTTCCAGGGCTTAACGTGCAAAATACTGATTCTTGCTCTAATAAGGTTGCTGTTTCCATCTCGTCCCTATCGTATTTTTTGATCAAATTTTTTCGTTTATTTATGGAGCGGCAGTAGTCACTGCTTGCCAGTGACCTTGCTCCGTAACATCAAAGCTACTCCCCGTCGTGCGATCACTTTCGCTGACGTACAGACTATTGCTTTGAAAAATGATTTGTCCGGTGACCACAGCGGTCGATGCTGCCCAGGCAACGGCCACCGGCTGGGTGAGCCCAACCTGAGTCCAGTTTGCTTTTTCAGTGGCATCAAAGCTCGACCCTGTCACCCTGGTCGTATTTGAGCGATACAATGAGCTACTCTGAACTCGCACCTCGTGTTGATAAACGAGCGTGGTAGCTGCCCAATCCACAACCGTGTTGCCTGCAATGCGAGTCCAGTTCCCAGCCTCAGTCACATCGAAACTGGCACGAGTTGTCCGGGTCGAATCTGACCGGATAACTGCTCCAGCTTGCATTCGAAGTTCGTTCGCCAAAACAGAGGTCGTCCCAGCCCAGTCCAAAACTTCCGTTTCGGTGCGAGCCAAGAGTGTCCAATTACCTTGTTCGTAGGTATCAAATGCTGTATTCGTTGTTCGAGCAGAATTTGAGCGGTAGACCACATTGCCGTGCTTCCGGATCTCGTTGGCGAGCACCGCTGTCGATGCGGTCCAATCCAAAAGAGTGTTGTAGCCGGATGACAGATCGGTCCAGTTTCCTTCTTCGATTGATGTAAACTCTGCAGCAGTCGTTCTGGCTGAGTTGCTTCTCCAGAGCCTTCCCGCCTGAACCCGCAGTTCGTTCGCGACAACTGCCGTAGCCGCTGCCCAATCTGGTGCGGTCAGCGTGGTCTCGCTTAACAAAGTCCAGTTACTCTCTTCTGTAGTATTCCAAGTGCCGCCAGTGGTTCGGCTGCTGTTCGATCGATACAGTTGGTTGCTTTGAACAACCACTTCTCCAACGTAGACTGCCTTCGATGCCGGCCAAGCCTTAATGACTTGGTGGTCAAGCAAAGTCCAGTTCGTTTGTTCACTCGCATCAAAACTACTACCGGTCGTTCTCGCAGAGTTGCTTTTCCAGAGTCTATTCTCGAAGGTCACCACTTCATCCTGGATCACCGCTGTCGATGCCGACCAGGCCGGAGCGATCGCGTTACCGCCATCAGACCTGACAAAGTTTTTGCTCCACGATGTGCCGTTATGGCTCCAGAACTCCAGCTTCCCATCGGTTAGAGAAACTTCTGCAAAGTAATTGATATGGGCATCTGCAACTTCGGCAGCAGTTGGTGCAACATTTTCAGTTGCATTGCTGCGAATGATGCGAAACAACTTTGCCGCACTTTGAAACGAACCTTCAATCGCATCAGCAATCCTGCCCTTGGTGTTACCACCGGCAGTCGCTTCACCTCTAATAGCAGTGAGTTCAGTTGTTAACGCAGATCGTGTGCTCGCAACAGCCATTTCAGATCAAGACCTTTAAGATTGTGAGGATGAATTCCAAGAGCTTTTCTGCGCCGCCGTTTTGAAACCAGTCCAAGATGATTTGCAGAATCGTTCCATCACCAAGGTCAGACACCAGGTTGTCTCCGACCACTGTTGCTGCCGAAGCGATCTGTACTTTTTCCATCAATTCGATTTTGACGTGCGGTCGTCTTCGCACAATTCGAAGTGCTCGAATTGTCTTCCAATCTCGTTCAGCAATTGCCACTTCTCGTAAGTCGTGTAACTGTTCATTAATCTCGCTCATGCAATCACACTGGCGAAATGCAAGTTCTATATCGTCTTGTAACAAGGCTGCGGTCATCGATCTTCCTTTCGGGTTAGCAGTTGATAAATCTTTTCCAAACGCTGTTCGATCTTTTCAAGACTGGCAGAAGTGCTATCGAGCTTGGTTTCAGCAATTGACAACCTTCTATCCAAAACTGTGCAATCTTCTTGCAGGTTATCGAACTGCCCATAAAGTCGGTTGATCCACCAACTCAGTGCTCCGACAACGACCGAACCGATAAAAAACGCCAATCCATTTGTATCTAGCACGCTAGTTCTCCGTGACTCGCACTGAATCACCCCAGATCCAACTGCTAATAATTAACGAGAATGAAATGAGTTCTTCTGCACTCAGTTGCATTCCAAAATGACTTGCTGTGACGACAACCAAACCAATGACTGCTGATTGAAATCGCCGGCTTTTCAAAAGCGAAACATACTTGCTCATATCTTTTCCTTTTTCTATCCGTTAAAAGCTCTTCTGATGTCGCGACTGACAATCTCAGCACCCGCAGGCAAGGCTGGCTCTAAGGTTGTCGCGACGTTTGACATTGCGAAGTCGGATCTACCGGCAGCACTCAGGTTGCCAAACAACCATACGCTGCTGCTATCGACCTGGAATTCTTCCCAAACAAGACTGCCGAGTTCATAATCTTTCCAAGCTTGGCCAGTTGAACCGGGCCAGGAGGCTGGCACTGTCCCGTCCTGGTATTCCTCGTCTGTCAATTGAAGCCAAATGGGGTAGCCGATAAGATCAAATTTGCCCGAGGCACCAATCGCCTTTGCAGTAGGGAGATCCACCTCTTCAAGGAAAAGGTCATCGCTTAGTGCCTCATAAGCGAACGTGCCAGTGGGCGAATAATCAATCGTAAATAACGAGATGACCTGCACTAACGCATGAAAGGGATCACCAGCATCTTTCTGACTGTTAATGAGCTCTTTCGTTGAGCCGATTGCTTTAATCATTTATTCAGTTCCAATAGTAAAGAGGATCATTTCTTTTTCCTGATTCGTTGCAGCATCTACGCTTTGAGGCGTGACCACTGTGCCGTAGGTTTTGGTGCCAGCATGACTGCTGAACACCACATCTTTGCTGACGCCATTGTTGACGCTGGTTGAGTAGTCCAAAGGATTTAACGCCAAAGGTATATCAACCTTTAGTACTCCAGCCACATAGACTTTCACATCTCTCAAGGTTCCATCAATATTCGCGTAGCTGCCATAGCTTCCAGCATCCGTGTGCGCGCCAATTCGAGATCCGTTGGAGGAATCAACACTGGCCGCAGTGGTTCCGCTCCACGCTGAACCATTAACAGTAGATGCTGCTGTAAATTCACCAGCATCAGCATCCCACACTACCTTGATGGTGTATTCGGTCGAGGCAGCAATAGTATGCGAAAGGCCGTGATCATCCCCATCATGAACATTGCATCGAAGGCTATTGTCTTGATGTTCAATTGCGAACCGATTTGAAGTCCCATACGTGAACGAAAGCAGCTGGGCATCATGGGAAGAAACTGTGTCGGTGTTAAATGTTACATGGACTTCTAGGTCTTCAGTAACGTCAACAATGTCATCCGGCAACTCAATTGATCGAGTCTTGTCAGCACCATCGAAGGTTGCCACGGTAGCGGCGTACTTGATCCACTGAGTATTCGCAACGGGAGCAAGGTTTACTGTCTCGGTCGTATTATTTAAGTAGTTCCCAGCTGGTAGTCCAATTGTATTTCCAGCCGCATCACTCGCTTTGGAGAGTAACGCTGGGACGTATACGGACGAGTCGAGAGTTGCCCCATAAAACTGGTTCCAGAAGTAGTCATTCTGTGTCGTCCATCCCGGTGAATTTGTCCAAGTGATATCAGGGTCTCCAGTGGTGACAACCCCATAAGAAGTAGCTCCTGACTTCTCGGCTATTGGATATATCTTTGATTTTGTAGCTGAGTTGAAAGCAGATACACTAGCAACGGCTGAGGTCACTATTTCGAGGCGACGGACTTGGCCGTTAAAGTAGATAGCAGAGCCAGAAGGGCCAAGGAAATCACGCCCGATGTCGCAATTTTCGGCCATCGCCATACCTGAAGAGGCAGTGCCATTTGTGCCTGTGAGTTCAGAACCGTCTAGCCACAACTTGATCGTGTTGTCGCTGGTGTTAAATGAAACTACAGCGTCATACCAAGTACCGGTTGTTAGCGTCCCACCACTTTTCTTGTAAGTGGAAGACCCATCGCTGACGATAAAACGAAGCTCGCTTCCGACTAACATGAGCGAGACAAAGTCGGTACTCATACCGCCCGCATTGATGCTACTGAATACGCACTGATTGCCTGATACGGTGTCGGGGTTGAATTGGATGCGGAAGCTAAAGCTGGCCGTTTCTTTAATCAGACCTCTGATGGTAGTGCCAAGAGCCCCATAGTCGTTAGTGCCATCTAGGTCAATACATCCGGCACCAGCTAGAGCCGCATCCCGTGGAGGAGTTCCGGTATATTGCAGCGAGTTTCCCTGAGCATCTAATGCGGTCCCAATTCGCCTGGGAACGATTGTGCCTGAGTTGTTTGTATAACCCCCTTCATTGAAGTCCCATTTTCGAACAGGAACATCTGCGCTGGTAGTGAGGGTAGGGCTGTTGTCAACTGTCCCATGCAAAGTCCCGACTTGGTCAAAAGCAGCCGTTCCAGTACGGAAGCTCCAGAGGTAGTTGGGATTGGTGCTATAGCGATTGAGGTATTCGTCACGGAGTTCAGCGTTACTGAGCGAGGCTTTGTAAATAGCCACTTCAGCAACTGAGCAATTGCAGAAGTCCGAGTTGCCATTACTGGAACCAACAAAGATATTGTTTAAGTCCAATGTGTTAAAGGATTGGCTCGCGTACTCAGTAATCACATTGCCGTTGATGATACACGAAACCTTGCTACTCGCCGAGTCAAACCGGAACCCAAGCCTCATCCATTTCTGATCGTTCAAGTCAGGAAAGGTAGATGTTGTGGCAAATGTTTTAGTCTGAAGACTACCCGAACTGTTGTACCACTGAACCCGAAGCGTAGTAGTGTTGAACTGATAAATCCTAAAGCCTTCGGTTCCCTCCAGTGCATCGAGGAAAACCTCAGTGGCTGACAACGCCGACTCAAACTTTACGTCAATGAAAGCTGTAATATCCTGATTGGTGCTGGCAAAAATCTCGCCAATGCTACCTGAGTACCAGTCTTGATTAGTCCCGTCGAATGTCATACAGCGACCGGGCAACAAGGCTCGATCATCTCCGTCGTTGTCAGGGGTTTCGTCGCTAATAACTCCATCGATACTCGGTCCAGAAGTCATGAAGAGAGCCTGGTTGCCTACGAAATCACTTCGCAAGCCTAATGCAGTTTTGGCGGTGCTGATCGCACTGGTGATTGGGTCAACTGCTGACCCAACTAGCCAATTGTTAACCGATAATCCAAATCCGAGTTTCATTATTTTTTAATACAGTGCGAGGCAGTTAGAAGCAGTCATTGACGTGATTGACGTGAATCGGAGAGGGTAGATCACACCAGCTTGCAAACCAGTGAAGGTGCGGTCTGCATCGTCTTCAATAAGCTTTCCGACGATGTTGCCGGCGGTGCCAACGTAAATGGCTCGCGGCGCGTTGGTCAGCACTCCCGTTCCTAACACAGCACTTTTGTCTGCTGGGCTTGTTTCGTCTTCTCTCATTCCTCTTCCTCTTTTTCGATGTAAGGTTCCTCAGCCACGTCTCCCAGAACGTAGGGGCGAGGCTCCAATTTAAGTTGTTTTTCAAGTTCTCTTTGGTAAGCCAGGTTGTTTAAGTGGCGTTCAATTGTGCGTTGATTTTCAATCTCCATTTGGCTTTGCGTTTCTTCCCAATCCGTACCTTTTTGTGCCGAGATTTCTGCGAGCGTCAGGATCTCTTTGTCTTTCCCTGTCGCGTGAGCTCGAACTTCTTTCTCAGGGTCAATGAATCCAAACGGCTTGCTGCGCCAAGTCACAGCGTCGTAACGACTCGGGTCGGCGTAGTACATGTTCGATTCCACCTGGTCAAGTTGGTCACCGACAACCAATTCAAAACAGAAGGTCTTCCAAAGCGGAGTCAGGAACATGTCGAGCAAAACGGATTGACGCATTTTGAAACCGGCAAAACCATCGAGAAGTGCAAGCCGGCCACTCGCGAATGTTGTTTGGAAGAAGTTCTTCGCGAGCAACTCGTATGGGTAGTTGAGTGCTCCCGCCACAGTTCGCAAAGTCGTCTCGATAAAAGGCTGAAACGTCATGCCTGGGCGATCTGGTGAGATCGTTTTAATGTCTTCACCAGTTTCCAGGTATTCGATCAGACCAGGCTCAATTTCTTCGATCCTCTGGCCATCAGAATTTGTTTCACTCGAACGGGAACTGGCCCGAGTGTGCAAGCTTCCACTTGCGTCCTCGCTGCGGGTCACAACCAAACCAAAACAAGCTTCTATCTGTTTCGCGATAAGCTCTGCTTCGTGGAAGTCGTCCACATCTTTCAAGCGATTCATAACGCTTGCCAACCAGGGAATCCCCCGAGTTTGGCCTTCAAACAAAGGATCAAAAACGTGCAGTAATCGCGGACGACCAGTTTTTGGATTCAGACGTGGATAATAAATCCACTCGTATTCGTGTTGTTTGTCGTCGCCAGGATGCTTGGTTCGCACCCAATAACCCTGCACTTCATCCTCTTTGTTTTTCTGAACTCCTAGTACGCAAGTTGGATCATTTGTTTTGCTTGGTGGAGTTTCAACTCGTTCAGCCGCAATGAGCTCCAAGCTGAGATCAGTCGGACTGTTCCCATCAACCGGACTATTGCCGATCAAAATGAAGGCTTCGCCCATGCAGCAAAATGCCCTTTGAACTTGGCGTTGCATTGCAAAAATGGAATGCAGTCTGCTTTTATCGACTCCATGCGAGCTCCAAGTATTCCACAGCCTTTCGATTTCAATTCGGATGCGTCTCGCTTGGTCTTTATCGATCTCACCGCCGGCGTACACTGCAGATTGAGCAAGGATACCCGCACCAACTTCATGAGTAATCCGGCCTTCAATTGCGGAGTGGGCAATCACATTGTCGCGATAGAGTTTTCGGCACCGATTCTGGAGCTCTGTAATATCAGCATCCAGTCCCGAGTCTGGGCTAATACTGGGTGCGTTCCACCGGTAACCCCGAAGTCGATCGTTATTAGTGCCTTCCAGAAATCGACCACTGAGCTCCTCAAAGAGCTCATTCTTGATCGTCAGATAATCTGTCTGTTGCCGACTTTTAATTCGTTTCTGGGCGAAGCGTGGGAAGAGGGGAGCAATCAAATTGCGATCGATCCATTCTCCAACGCCGCCTGATCGTTTTTTTGGATTCATTTCACCCGATCGTTATCTTGTTGATAGCCCACATCTCGCGCGATCCGGACAAAATTGCGTCCATATTTCTCAGAAGTTGAGGCGGAAGCTGCGAGATCCGTGTAGAGAGCTATTTCTTTATCTAGAGCACTCAACTCACGCATCACATCGGATCGCTTGTATTTCTTGCCCCGGATCTCAATTTCAAGGCTTGCGCCATTGGTTTTCAGGTCTGAAATGAGCTTATCGCGGGTCAGCTTGAGCTCTTCCAGGTGTTGTGCATCTGTATTTGCCATACCTCGCTATCGTATTTTTGCTTCAAATTTTTTCGTTTATTTTTCAGCCTTAAAAAACGAAAGGAGTTAAATGGATAAAACGATACGAATTCTCAAAAAAAAGTGGCGGATTCGGGAAGTTGACCAGGCTGAGATGCAGCATTCGGACGCGCACGGGGAGTGCGACCCGCCCAACACGGTGCGAAAAGAGATCCGCATTTTAAAAGGGCTTAAAAACCTTGACCGCCTAGAAACAATTCTTCATGAGTGCATTCACGCAGCCGACTGGAAATGGGATGAAGAAACCGTGAGTCAGCTTGGTAAAGACTTGAGTTCACTTCTTTGGGATTTGGGGTATCGAATTGAAAATTGATCCAAAGCTGCGTCAGTTTGCAACGCCAACCCAATTAAGAATTTTGGCGGCAATTGAAAAAGCCACCACGATGCGCGAGGCTGCTGACTCGCTTAGTGTGACTACACGATCGATTCAAAGAGCGATGCAGCGTTTGCGTGAATCCGCAGCGATCCATGGATACGCTCCTGAAGCGGGCATCGACCATCCAGTCCCTAAAGATCAAATGGTGAGTGGGTACTCAACTCTCTACGATGAAACGGGAGACGTGAAGCTGCGGTGGGTTAAAAGCAAAGCTGACCAAAATAGACTGCAGGAGTGGGCTGAAGCGGTTGCAGAAAGTATTGCCACGTCTATCAAAGCAAAAAAGCCGACTGCCGCCCCCAAGACGAACCTTGAAGACATAATGGTGACCTACCCGATCGGGGATGCCCATTTTGGATTGTATTCGTGGATCGAAGAAACAGGCGAAGAATGGAACCTCGAAAAAGCAACTCAAATTTTGACGGAGTCATTTCGCATCCTGGTAAAAAACTCTGCGAAAAGCAAAACGGCACTGATTGCAAACTTGGGGGACTGGACACATACCGACAACCAAGAAAATCGAACCAGCCGTTCGAAAAATGCACTCGATGTTGATGGACGGTGGCACCAGCTGGTCAAAGTCGCAAGCAGCAGTTTTGTGAGCCTCATTAACATTGCACTAACCCATCATGAAGAAGTACACGTCATCAATGAAATCGGGAATCATGATGACCATACTGCCTATCTAATTTCATTAATGCTCGAAGCTCATTATCGAAACGAGCCACGAGTAACCATCGACACTTCTCCGGGGGTGTTTCACAAATACCGCTTTGGCAAAAACCTAATTGCCGTTCACCACGGGCACCTAGCGAAACCTGAACGACTCTATGGGGTGATGACCCAAGATTGGAGGGAAGACTGGGGGGAATGCAAGTTTGGGTATTGGCTCGTCGGTCACATTCACCATCGAAGTGTAATAGAGATCCATGGAGTTCCCATCGAATCGTTTCGCACTCTTGCCGCAAAAGACGCTTACCACCATGCGGCGGGTTACAGGGCAGGGCGAGACATTACCTCGATTACTTTTCATAAAGAGTACGGGGAAGTGAGCAGGCAAGTCGTCGGAATTGAGATGGCCAAAGAAAACTTAGAACTTTGATTCTCGTTTTCGAATAAACCCTTTACGCTCTCTAGTCTCTTTCCGTTGCGGAGCTACTTGAATCTCGCTTGCTGCCACGTCTTCTTTATTAATCGCTTTCACGCGAGTCCAGTTCCCGTTGACAAAAACTTCTGCCGCACACCTTGCCATACGCACGGCATCGCGATAATCCCAGCTAACCATTTCATTCACAACGACCCATCGATCCGTCTGGTGACCGCTCGTTGAGGTATCGTACTCAAGCTGCTCATTGATGAGTTGTTCTAAGAAATCGTCATCGTCACCAGCTTCTGCCGGCAAGCTGAGGGAATAAGGTTCCCCAGGATTCCGCCTGGTCAGGCAGTTCTGAATCCAACTCTGCCAGAAACCATGATTCATTTTAATAGTGGCAAACTGGTCGAATCCTTTACGTTTACTGGTTTTCAAATTGCGAGTCTCACCTACCATTTTCGCAAATGTCTTTCCCGCCATTTGGTGGGCAGCAGTGCCTAAAACAGGCCAGATCCAGGGGCCGGTTTTTGGTTCGTTCAACGCCTTGCACAGACCAACCACTTCCTCATGGCGATTGCCATCGCGAGCATCGATTAACGTCATTAAAGCAGTCGCGCTTAGTTCCTTCGAACCTACATTAATCGAGTACTCGCGACGACTAATCGCCTTGAGTTCGTCAGTTGTCAGCAGTACAGAATAGTCAATCACGTGGCCAGCCTGATTGGGTTCCCAGGCAATCGTGACTTGGACGAAATGGTCGACCTGCACGTCAATGCCACGAGTTATAAATGCTGTGTTTTCCGGAACGTGATAAAGTGGGCGACTGGTCACTAGACGCGAGCTCACTCGATCAACCGTTGTAATGTTTTTGCGGGGGGTCCAGGTTAAGCCAAGCCAACTGTTGTAGAAGTTTCGCATCGGCTCATCATTGCCTTGCTTGCTCTTTTCCATGCATTCCACGAAACGGCGGGCAACTGATCCAAAACTAAAGGTGGGTGTATACAGCCTGCTTAATTGAAAGCTGGCGATATCCCCTTTTCGGTGTTGGGTTCCCTTTAACTTTCCTTTTTCATCAGCATACATTCCTTCTGGAACCCAAAGCCCTTGCCGAACGATAGCTTTGCGATCTCTTTCTTCGATCTGATGTGAACAAAACGCACACTGGTACTTGGCCGTTTGCTCGGCAAGTTCAGGATGCAATTCCCCATCACTCGTTTTGTCAAAGACAATTCCTCCGGCAGTCCCATCTCCAATGACGAGTTCTTGGTATTTATGACACTTGGGGCAGGGCACATGCCATCGACGATGGTCGCCTTTGTGCAGCCAATAGTTCACTCGACACGTCTGCGTTAGTTCGGGGGTGCTTTCAATAATCACTTTGCGATCAGGTATCTCAATACCTCTTTCAAGCAAAAGTTCAAGAGCGTCTGCCTCTGAGCTCTTCTCTCTGCTGAACTTGCTGGCCTCACCGGCATGAATTGTCGATGGATCTTTATCTGCCAAAGTTGAGGGGCTCCCTGACCAGGCTCCGTAGCACCGCATTTGTGTGAGATCGATCCGGGTTTGCAGTCGCTTCGCTGCCATCGGCACCCAGTTCCTTGTTCTGTTAAACTTCTCTAACATGGCATAGTACTTATCGCGAAAAGCATCCTTCACACTTTTTTCGTCCGGAGCTCCAAACATCGCCGTTCTGGGATCTCTCGCCCACTGGCAAATCATAAGGCTCATCGCCGTCATGGTTTTCCCGGCCCTAGCCGAAAACTGCATGACCACAAATCGAATATCTGGATCATCCCAAGCATCGCAGATCCCCTCGGTCCAAGGATAATCCGTTCCGTTGAAAGGCTCGCCTTTATGACTTCGGATTTCTTTGCGAACGATATCCCAAGTCGAAGTTCGGTCAGGCGGTAATAGCGAACTAACGGTTTCGCGTTTTAAAGAAAACGGATACGTGTTCATTCGCGAATCTCCAGGTCTTCGATTCGCTCGATCCAGTCATGCAGTTGCCGCAGGATCGCATCACATCTCCCTTCGAGATCTTCTCGCAAGGGCTTTCGCAACTCTTGACCGTAGCCTGCACTCGTCTCGACGACCAATCGATTCAGCAACAACCGAGCTTCGACTAAAAAACCGGTGACGAATCGGTTGATATCGGAGAGGTGACCGATCCCTCCCTTCTCAAGCTCATTCTGCCGGTTCTTCTTTTCAAGGTCTTCTGCCTTAATCTCAGCTTCACGTTTGAGTTTCAGGATCTCAGTCTGGAGCTTTTCGATTTCAAGCTTGCTGCGATCGGTGCTCGCAGTGTTCTTATCCTTTTCGAGCTTCCGCCTGGTCGGATCAAAGGCCGGTCCTTTCTTTTCGGCAGTCATCCACTTCTGTATGTCCTCGATGGTGTAGCTACCATCGGCATTCACCGGCAGTCCGCACGGTGCATATCGATTTCGAACAGTGGCGACGGAGACTCCGACGTGATTCGCTACTTCGGCAAGGGTCTTTACGACCGTCTTTACCTGCTTTTTCTTCGGCATTAACGGGGTTCGACCGCGATTTCACGAATCTTAATAGCAAAATGATTTTCAATGCCAGAAAGGGCGAAAAAAAAATTTCAAACCCACCAAAACGTATCGTCAGATCGGAAGA